TTTTGTACGATTAATCTATCTTCACTATTTGTTGTGTCAATAATTTTAAATTGACCAGAATTAGACTCTAATTTAAAGTCAGGATTATCATTAGTATCAGTAAACGTAATGCTAGGATTAACAGCACTAAGCGTTAAATAATTAGAAGTTGTTGTTCCTGTTACGTCAAGACCACCATTAACGTCTAAATTTTGAGCAATAGTCGTAGTTCCATCAGAAGCTATTGTTAATCTATTTGCACTATTGGTTACATCTTTAATATTAAAGTCACCATTACCATTTTTTATTTGATAATCACTGTCATTATTACTATCAGTAAGGTTTATTATTGGAGTTGCACTAGTTATAGTTATATCACCACTTGTTGTCACATTGCCTGTAACGTCAAGACCAGAATTATCTAAGGTCATGCGTTCTGTTGAATCAGTATCAAAAACTATAGTATTAGTTGTTTTTCTTCTAATACCTTCAGAGTTCATTGCAGAACCAATATTATTACTAAAGTAAAAACCTGCTGCTGTTACTTCTCCATCTGCCATTAAAGTAGCCGCATCTGACGCTTGTGCTGAAGACCCACCTATTACAAAGTTTCCATTACTATCAAGCTTGGCTCTTGTAGTAGTACCTGTATATTCTGTAAAATCTAAGTCTTTAGCTGATATTTTTAATCCTTGATTATGTGGATCACTAAAAATTGTAGGGCCATTAGCATCGTGATAAATTTTAAAATCTTCATTATCTCCAACCGCAAAAAATTTAGAACCACCATCGCCATCAATTGATATTTTTCCAGTTCCTATAACATCTCCTGTCACATCAATACCAGCACCAACGTCTAAATTACCAGCAATATCAACAGTCCCACCAGCAGCTATGGACATACGAACAGAGCCACCTCCCTGTTTGAAGTTAAGTGTATTACTACTACGGATGTACTCTATTTCATGTCCACCAGAACCAGCAGCGTTAAAATTTAATTTAGGGTCTCCTGTAGTTGTTGTTTCTATCTTTAAAGTATTATGAGCACTATCAACAGTAGAGTTTATAACCCCTGTCACATCAATGCCACTGCCTGAAGTGGCAAGCTTTGAAGAACCACTGTTATATAATTCTACTGAACCACTTTTAGTTGCCTTTAAGTAAACATCTCCACCTGTAGCAGCTTGTAATATTATTGACGTATCAGAAACAACATAAAGGCTGCCTGTTGTATTCTTTATAACGGAATGACTTGAATCATGATATAGCTTTAAATCTTGTTCATTACCAATTCTTAGTTCTAAATTATCGCCATCTATAGCTAAATGTCCTGATGAAACAATAACATTTCCATCTGCATTGACTTTAAATTTAGTTGCAAAACTACCGCTATTATCGTTTTGTATTACAAACTCACCGCCATCAGTTAATAATCTATAATCTGGGTTTGCATTTGTCTCTGTTAAATTTAAAATAGGAGTTGCACTAGATATTGTAAAATCTCCTGTAGTTATATTTTGACCTGAAAGTAAAGCAACAATTTCACTTGCTGTCATATCTGCGGTGGCTGAAGCTTCAATTCCATCAAGCTTCGTGTGATCTGCGTCCGTAAAATTATTATCAGTTTGACTTGCAACAGAAAAATCTAACGTGCCATCACTGTCTTGATAAGTAACTGTTATTCCTGACTCTGTATTACCAGAAACCATAGCACCTACAATATCTTGTATCTCTTCATTAGTTTGATCTGCGGTTGCTGACGCCTCTATTCCATCTAATTTTGTCTTTAGAGCATCAGTAAAGTTATTTTGTGTAAGACCCCCATCTCCCACGCTATATGTGGTATTTGTATCAGTAGAGGCAATAGTAACTGTATCGGTTCCAGCATTTGTTGTGATTGTAACGTTACTACCAGCAACCAGTGTAAAAGTATCAGTAGCACTATCAGCAACTACATCAGATTGACCAGAGACGGCAATAGTAGAAAAAGCATTTTGGTTTGCCTCACCTCCACTACCTGATCCACAAGAAGTTATTCTTCCCTGTGCATCAACTGTTATATCTGGATTTGTATAAGATCCAGCAGTTACAGAAGTGTTAGCTAACTTATCAGCCGTTACAGCATCATCGGCTATTTTTGAAGTTGATACAACTCCATTATCTATTGTAAAAGTACCGCCACTATTGCTGATTGTTATATCACCCTTATCACCATCTGATATTGATGGGCCTTGTGCACCTTGTGGCCCTGCTGTTGTAATTTCAACAGTTGTTACGTCAGATACTTGACTTACAACAACTTGATTAGGATTGCTCATGCTGTGTAACCTTCACTTACAAATAGTGTACCCTCTAAATAATATTCTTTATTTCCTGATCCATCTGTTAGTAATACATCATATTTTAAAACATTAGGTGTAAAAGTTGCGGTCACAGTATCTGTTAAATTTATATCAACAATTCCACCTGTTCTATTTGTATAAGTGACTGTAAACGATCCATAAAGAGTTGATCTTGACTCGTCATATACTTGTGATGCAACAGTGAAACCAGTTAAATCCATAGCTGAACCAGTAGAATCCTTAAAAGTTAAACGTAAAGGAAAATCTGCCCTGCGTTGTACAGTAAAATCTTTTTTTGCAGGGATGACAGCCATTAGATACTAATAATATTATTTACATATTACCAAGGTACACCATAAGTCACGGTAGGTGTTTTTGATTCTGTAATTTGTTCAGCAATAGATGTTTCTATTCTTGTAACTTCATCAGATCCTAAAGCTGCTTTAGCCCACGCAATAGCATTATCTTTGGTTATATCTGCATAAGCAGTGAAAGAACTGGAATCAGCTTCTGCAAGCCCTGCAGCACCATAACAAGATCCTGTATGGTCTCCGTCTGCGTCACTTGCAGTCCAATGAACAGTCGTTACAACATTAGATAAAGATCCTACAGTTTTTGTCGCATCTAAAGAGACAACATTCCAAGTAACAGCCATGATAATAAGTATTTATTTTTTATTTTACTTTGAATCTACAGGTTGTACAACATCACTAAGTTTTTCTAGCTGTTTTATTGCACCCTGATCTTCCATTATTGGTTGTGTAAGTTTTTGTACTTCTGCTTGCTTTTCTTGTATTTCTCTTTGTAAAACTTGTAATTTTGCAATATTTAGATCGAGACGAGTTTTTGTTTCGTCATAAAGCTCTTGAGGTGTTGCCATAAAATTAATTTATTTTATCCAATATTACTAAGCAGCTTCTAAAGCTGCAACTTTCGCTTCTAATTCTTGTATTGCCTTCATGAGATAAACAACCATGCCAGAGGGGTTAAAATAATATTTTGCATCTTTTTTATCTTCTTTTGTATATGCTTCTGGAAAACTGCTTATCATTTCCTGAGCAATAAAACCTTTTGATTTTTTAGCCCCATCATCTTCATGTATAAAATTAAATTTTTGTGGGTTTATATTTTTAAATAAATCCAAGGTGTTTTCAGTCCAACTTTCAAAATTCTTTTTAAGTGTTTTATCAGATCCACTTGTGTTGTAAACTGTTGCGCTACCATCTGTACTAATAAAACCAACTCTACCATTAAGGTTAAAGAAACTTATTCTAGTTTGACTCGCATTTGAATTTCCAGTAACTGTTAATGCAGCAGTAGTACCCCCATCAATTTGTACTTTACCATTACCAGCAGCAGTATCAAAAGCAGAAGTGGCACCAAGAAGAAGTCGTTGTGAACTATCAATTCGCATAGCTTCATTACCATCACTAGAAAAAGCTAATGCATTATTAGCGTGTTCATATCGAATACGACCTTGACCACTTGCGCTAGTTCCTTCTGCAAAGAAAATAGAACCAATCTGATCTGCTGCACCTGTATTAATTGTTAGCCCACAATTTCCAGAACTTGTAGATACCACAAGATTTCTTGCTGCACTACTGAAACCTGCTGGAGAATCATGTCCGACTCCCACGAACCCAAACTCGTCTACACGCATTCGCTCTTCTTCACTAGAAGTATTTTTGAATATAATTGCTGCTGATTTTCTATTATTAATTTCTATATTTCCAGCAGAATTATGAGTTATTGATGCGTAATCTGAACCTGCTCCATCACCATTAGAATCACCATCAAGAATTAAAGTTGCACTAGCAGCATTTGTTGACCCAACTAATATAGTTTGAGCACCAGTGCCCTGAACTTCTAAATTATAAGTTAAGCTTGAGGAACCGATACCCACCTTACCCGCTGGACTCACTCTTAATTTTTCACTACCTCCAGCTTCAGCTAATCGCAAAATATATCTATTAGAAGCACTGCCTCCTGCTGTTATATTTACACCATAACCATTAGTAGTATCTGAATTTATAAAAGTGGCAATTTCATCATTAGCACTTGTAAGAACGTGGAAACGTCTGCTAGGACTTGAGGTGCCGATACCAACCCGATTATTACCAGCATCTAAATAAAATAAATTAGCCTCTGTATCTCCTTCAATTCTAAAATCTACATCAGCACCATCTTCATTAAATATTGTTGTAGCTCCAAGTTCCATTCTTTCAACACCGCCAGTTGCAACATTAAAAGTATCAGCGGCAGAACTAAAAATTCCTGTGTTTAAATCATCTCTGAACGCTAAGGCTGGTGTGCTTGAAGATCCGTCTTCCATGGTTAACGTGCCGTCAAGTTGTAAAAGTTCTACCCAAGCGTTGTTTGATCCATTTCTTATTTTCAATATTCCAGTGTTAGTATCAGCCCATAATTGATATGCATATTTAACAGAGGGTTCAGAATTTCCGCTACTAAGTCCAGCTAAAGCTTGCAAAGCATCTTGTATGTCTTGTCTTACGGCAAGGCCCGTTCCATTATCTATAACAAAATCATTTTGATTAGTCATTGCACTACTTTTTTATATAATTATAGAATAACTTATTTAAATAATTTAAGCACCTTTTCCAAATCCAATAGCAGTATATTTAAAATTTAAATCCTTAAAATTATTACTTGAATCTCTTGTTTCGATTACAAATTGTGTACCTGTAACTGAGGTAATTTTAAAATAATCACCAGAAACGGCACCTTCCAAAGTAATACCTATTGTTGGTAAAAATGCTGTAGTTGATGAATTTATAGCACTGGTTCCTGTATAAAAACTATTACCAAAGCTAACTGTTTTTGCAGAATTATTAGTAGCACAATCACTACCTATAGCAGTATTAACAGTTTCAGTTCTTCTTTTCATGCTTGCTGTATAACCTAATTCATCAATTTCTATATTTTCATCAGGATCATTTGAGAAGATATCAGCCCTAAATCTAAATCCTCTGGCATTGTATTCACCATTTGCAAAGATATTAAAAGGACTAAAAGCACTTGATATATTACAATTTCCGCTGGTAGTTACGTTATTGCCAGAATTATCTTTAACTTTTATAAATTCAACAGTACCAGATGTAATAAGGTTATTAGATGAAGTTGTTATTTTTACAATACCTAAAGACAAAAGTGATCCAACTGTATAGTCTCCACTCGTTAGATTACCACTTAAAACTCTTAAATTAACAGTGTCATTTGCTACAAGACCGCCATGATCGCCTGCGGTAAAAAATTGAATTTCACCCGTAGAAGCATTTACCACTTTATATTCTGCTAGTTGACGAGAAGCTTCAGCTACAAAAACATTATCATTTGTTATGGATGCAATTTTTAAAAAACCATCAGTAGCCGTACCACTTGTAAAATCAACTAAAACTTGATCATTTACAACTGCTCCATGAGAAGTTTTTGTAATTGTAATTAAATCTTGGCTTTGACTATAGGTAGATGCTAGTGAAGCAGTAGGTACACCCTGACAAGTCGCAACCTGTAGTTTTGCTCCAACATCTTCAGCAAGGGTGCCATCCCAATCGGGCATATCATCTACTAAAGATACTCTTGAATCCCATAAATCAGAAACTACTATTGCTGCCGTTTTGAAATGTCTTATTAAAGATAAATTAAAAACTGCTCCCAAATCTAAATCATCTACAAAACTATAAAAACCTTGTGAAACTATTCCATCCCCTAGAAAATCAAAATTAGCCAAAGCATTAACATCAGTTACATTATCAAAAAACTGTGTTCCATCTAAAACTAAGCCATTAAATTCATCACTAAATACAGTTCTTACTCTTGTGCCATTGAAAGGTGGACTTGTTTGATCTTCTCTTTTTGTTGTAATTATTTGATTGGGTTGAGGTTCAGGTTTTGTAACAACAATTTTTGCAGCATTAGCTGATCTATTGCCAGTGTCATCAATAAATTTAATACTGTAAGTTCCTGTTAAAGCAGGAACTAATGTTTCTGTGATATTTCCAGAAAGTTGTGGGATTATTTCTGTAGAGTTTTGAAAAGTTGCATTTGTTGAAGTATCTGTAGTATGCCTGACTGATATAGTACCTCCATGAATTACGTCAACATCAGTCGCTGGGTTAAATCGTAGTCGTATGAAGTTATCTGAAACAGGTTCAGAAGTTAATCCGCTTGGGTCTGCTGGTAAAGCTGTTTTTCCTACAGCTTGCACATTAACAGTGGTAGTTGTTGAGCTTAATTTGCCTAAAGTGTTATAAGATTTTATCTTAAAAGTATATGAACCAAGTCTAGATTCAAATAACTCAAAACTTGGCCTATTAATTCTTTGTCTTATAGGGTTGTCCTTTTCATATTGAAATTCTAATAAATATTCTTTTACACCTTGCACTGGCTCCCAAGATACAAAAATTTTAGAAACTGCTCTATTATTTAAAACTACGATTTGCTCAACGGCAGTTGCGTTATTTGGTGAAGGTTTTTCATCAAGTAAAGTTGTTATAGTTCTTGGATTTGCTGCAACTGTTGTATCTTCTACCTGAGAATATTTGTTTGTATCGTGAATAATTGCTGTAATATTATATTCACAATGGTTTGTTTCTTCTATGCCTAGAACCCGATACATCTGAAACTCAACTGTAGAATTTTCAATAGCCCAGATAGAGTTTGCCTGTGGTGAAGTAGAAAACGCAGAGGATACAGTTATTGTTGTACCAGAAATAGATGAAATGCTACGGCTTTCCGTTGTGCCATCTGGCATAACTACAGATAAAGTTGCTGCATTTGCATCTGTTAAATCAGTATTATTTGCATCATCTACAACAATAGTGGTTGTATTGGTAACTGATTTTATACGACCACCTCTGCGAACACCAGCCCTTAAACTATCTGCAACACCTATAATCATTGAAGGTCTCACAACTACACCAGCTTCAAGAGTTGTTTTAAACGAACATAGCTCCGATTCTTTTAAATTTGTATATAAAAACCATCTGGCAAGTCGATTAGCTTGGCCTCTTGACGTACAGGCGAAAGATTTCAAAGTTTTTCTAATTTTTCCAAATTTTGCTGTATAACCTGATAAAGCAGTAATTTCATCTGCACTAACATATTCAAAGTTTAAAGTCTGTGTTTCATTGTCAAAATATGAGACCTCAACCTCTGTAAATTTTGTTTTTTGCCCTACACCTGTATATGTAAAACCTTGATCGCTTACATTAGCATTTGTAAAAATATATTGAGCATCAGATGTGTTTGTTGTGGTATTAGTCGGTCTGTCCTGTGACAGAGTAAGAGAACCAACGCTATAAAAAGGCATTGCTCTCATAACAGAACACAAATCGTTTATCAAGGTAAATGCGTCATTTTTTCGATTTAAAATTACATTTGCTGAGAAGCGTGGCTCCGTTGTTCCTGTTATTGGATCTGTTATTAGTTCGCTGTTATATGCACTGGCAGAATAAAAACTAAAAACATCTAAAGTACTCTCATCAATAACACCATCTGTACCACCAAAGCCTTTATCTGTAGTCAAAATGTCATACAAAATCCAAGCTGGATCAGAACACCACTCCTTGTCTGTTTTAAATGTTCCATTGAATGTATAGTCTGCTGGATATATAACTCTGCCATTATTACTGTCAATGGTTGTACCATGAGGAACCTTAATTTTTGTTCCCTTGATTCTATACATGCGTTTCGGATAGCTTTGAAATTCTTGTGCGTTAAACCTCAAAGCAACATAAGCAAAACCTTGATAAGCATTTGAATCTGTAATTATTTCTGTAAGAGATAAAAAGTTAGTAGCATTTTGTAAACTTGATTCTGTACTGTCAGCAGTATTCCTTATAACAGTTACATCTATTGGAAAACTTATAGTTCTTTCAAACTTGATCTCAAAATCTTTAACAAAAGGACTAGTTGCTTTACCATTAATTGCATTTTCAACTACAGGATTTGATACTGTCCCATCGTTTTCTGTAATTCTTATTGAAATTTTTACCTCAGTACCAACAATATCTCCATCTGTTGTAAATTCTTGAAGTGCTGGAATTTGAATACTTACTCTAATTTTATCAACAGATGTATTTGTTATTGATCTCGTGACAGGGGCAGAATTTGTAACTGCAGCAGAAATTGGCACTGTTGTTTCTACAGCGTTGATTTCTTGAATTGGAGTTTGATTTGATGCGCCATTTTTAAAAAAAACTTCTACATCTTGAAAATTATTGTCACCATTTGCATTTTTTAATGGTGTACCATCAAGAAAAATATTTTTTTTAAACGTATCTGTACCAGAACCGCCTACATCAAAAATAGAATCAATTTCTCCGTAACCTAGAAGATCAACAACTGTTGCAAATTGCTTACTCCTTAATCCACCATCTATCAGATCAGGGTCAACAACCTTTCTATCTGTTCCAAATAATTGATCGTCAACTAATCTAGGCATCAGTTTATGCTTTTAACTACTTGTGTTGAATCAGTACCCGAACTTATTATAATTGAGCCACTAAAAACAAGTCCATATATAATTGGAATAGGTACACCACTATTTGATACGTTTTGGATACCACTAAAATTATATGACCCCCTAATACTTGGATCAGTGTCACCAACTGAAGAAACATTATTTGTTGGTATCTCGGGTGTAAGTAAATCACTTGCTAAAGTTAAAGCTGCTGTTGTTAATAAAAGACTTACACCACCTGTTACAAAGGCAGTCACAAAAGTACCAAAATTATCAGCAACAAAATTATAAACATCTTCAAAAAAGTCAATAACAAAATCTGATCCCACTGCAACTGGAATTATTTGAATATCACCTTGACCACTTGAAGCTACAAAGTCTTGTGTTATAACGCGCCCACCCATTTTTATTTTATATATTTGATTATTCATGTGTTTTTCAAGTCCAACAAAATTTGCTTTTAAAAAACTGTACGCTTGTTGAGGTGAATTTACAGCAGCTTCAAATGTTGATCTACCTAAAAATTTTCTAAGATTTCCATATACTTTAATTTTTTTAAGCTGCATATCTATAAACTCCTTGTAATGCTTTTTGATAGCTCAAACTTAATGGTTGTCTACAACTTAAAGCTTTAAAATTGTGATTTAATATCATACTATCACCAATATAAACAGCAACATGACTAGCTTTTCCTTTTGCACCTTTAAAAAGTAATACATCACCCTCTTTAAATTTATTATTATTTTTTTGTTTTACAAAATTTAATTTAGGTAAAGCATATTCAAACTCTGGGTTCTCTGAAAATTCTTTCATTGTTTTTGGTCTAGGCCAATATTTAATATTTATATTCTTATTTTCTTTTAACCAATCTGTCACAATAGACCAGCAATCATATTTACCCCAGATAAACTTTCTTCCGATAAGAGAAGGTGCTTTCCATCCTATTGGCTCTATGCAAATCCAATGATCTTGATTAATACTATAGATGTAATATGGAAAGCCGATATGTTCACAAGATGCTTTATCAGCCTCTGAGGCTATTGCAGCACCTACAGGATGACTATGAATCACACCAATAATTTCTCCTGTATCTTCACATTCTGCCCAATCATCAGGGTCAAGCATAAAAAACTCATGTTTTCCCTCTGCTAAATTTTTACAAGGCCAAAAAGTTTCTTGGCCATTTATTATTGCAAGCAAACCGCAAGCCTCATTAGGTACTTGGTCTTGTGCATATTTTTTGAAAGATTCTTTCCAAGTCATATCTAAAAATTAACAAAAGTTCCAACCGCGGGAAAGTCATCTCTTGTAACTAATTTTTTTGGTGCACCAACGCCAGCCAGATCAAAACTGCTTACCATTTCAAACTCAACAATATTTATATTTTCTGTTGTTTTCTTATCTATAAAATAAACTTCTTTTGGTAACTCTGCTGTTGGGTTTGGTGTTCCATATGGATTTACGCTAGATGGGAAGTTTGTTGCATCAAGAAATCTGCTTAGAGTACGTCTTCGAGTAACTTTGGCTCTTTGTAAATCGATAAAAGGAGTAGTTTTATTTACACGTAAAATAATGGTTGTAATTGTTCCAAGTAAATTTGAAAATATTAAAGTAGGTCTAGGTAACAAACCTTTTCCAGAATATTTAAAACCTTCTGCCCTACATGGCATTCTTGCGTATGTATTGGATTGCCAAACAATGTCACCACTATCTTTCATATTATTACCTGCATGAAAAAGAAAAACTGTAGCATCAGTTAGTGTTGCATTCACATTAAAAGACACATTTCCACTTGTGGACTGTGAGGTTGTTCCTGTAACTGTAAAAGTATCTGTAGCAACTGTTTGTATTGTATAGATACCATCAATCCCATTTCCAGATGTAAAATCAAGACTAAGAATCAAACCTGTAGAAAATCCATGAGCAGTTAATGAGATAGTGATTGTTGTTCCTGACTGACTATATGTAGCTGTTTTAGCAGATTTTGTGTAATGAAGATCAGGTATCAGTTCAACAGAAAATAACTCAATAATCGATTTATTAGTTAGTTCTTGTAACTGTGAAACAGGAGTTGCCATTTATGGTTCAAATACCTCCCTAAAAGTACAATTAATTATTGCTCTATTGTTGTAGGGTATTGTCTTTGTCCATGAATCACAAACATATTTACCAGCACCAGAAAGAGTAAAATCTACATTAGTTGCAACTGTTACTAATGCACTATCAGCAGATGTTGAAGTAAGCGTGAAAGTGTTTGCATCAACAGAGGAGGCAACAACATAGTCCCCATCTGTAGGGCCAGAACTAAAATCAACAGTTAATACGTCACCAATAGCAACTCCATGATTTGTAAAGGTTACAGTGATAATAGTTCCAGCACCACCACTACCATTTGACTGAACAAAAGTACCTGTTTTTGCACTAAATCCCTCTGCTGGTGGAGTAAATGAAAAACTAGCTTGATCTGCAACCCTACTTCTTAAAAAACCTTCAATGACATCTGATTCAGTCTCAGACACGTTAAAAGTAAGGTCATATACTTTAGGGTCTTGAGATAAAGGGAGGCCATATAAAGCTCTAAACTCATAGCCATCTCCTAGCTTTGTTGTTCTTACTTTTGGTGAACTTGTTTTTCTCATCCCATAAGTGGGATTGATAGAGGGAAATGTAGCCATTATCTGTTAAGTAAACCCCCAGCCCTTTGTTCTTTTACAAGTGTTTGTTGAACTATACCACCAATTAACTGTCCGAGTTGATCTGCTTCAGAACCATTACCCGCCACAGATGAGCCTTTTGCATCTACATTTACAGTAATCATATTGTTTGTTGTACCACCGCGACCGATTGCATTGTTTGGAATTATATTTCCACCTCTTGAACCCATCTGTAAAATTTCTGGGCCTCGTTCTCCTACAAGATATGAACCCCCAGCAGAAACAGGGCCACCTCTTTCTTTTTTTCCACCTAATGCACCTCCTAATACACTACCTAAAAATCCACCAATACCTTTTCTTTCTCCACCAGACGCTGATGCACCAAATCTTTCTCCGAATTGTCCTAGTAATTTATCTATCTGAGCATCTATAATTTTATTTCTTATTCTATTTAGAACATTTGTCATTGCCTGTCCGAAAGATTGTGCACCTGTAATAGCTTCTCTTAAATTATTTTTAATGCTGCTTTCTATTTCTTCGCCTACAGCGGTCATTTCATCTTTTAGTTTATCTGTTTCTGTTTGTTGTTTTTTTATTTCTTCAGTGCTTTCTTTTTGAATTTCAACTCTTTCTTTTAGTTTTTCATTTATAAGCCTATCGGATTCAAGTGTTTTATTTCTACCCTCTAGCATACGAATATCAGCATCAATCTCTTTTAATTTTGTTTCAAGAGCTTTTTTTGATCGACCTTTTGCTGTTTCTAATCTTTGATTAATTTTGTCTCTTAGACCTGTTTGTTTTTCAAGTTGTTTAGTTACTTCTTCTTCAGAACCTTTTGCAATAGCATCATTTAATTCATTCTGGGCTTTTTTAGTTTTAATTATTTGTGTGGTCAATGCTCCTAAACCAATAACTAAAGCACCTATACCAGTTGCCGCAATCGCACCAGATAATCCAAGAACTGCAATTTTTAATGCACCTATTTTTATTGTTATAGCTGCTATAGCTGCGCCTGCTAAAGGAACTGCAACTGCAATAGCTTTTGCTGCGGCTGCTATGCCAACAAGTAAAAGAGTTGCTTGACCAGCATCACTGTTTACAAATTCCGTTAATACCACTAAAAGTTTTGTCAAAACCTTTGTTCCTTCAATTACTGCTGGTTTTAGTAAATCACCAACTGCCCTTGATAAATTTTCTGTTTCATTTGATAAATCTTTAAATACTTGTGTGGGATCTGCTTTGACTAAAGCCTCTAAAGAAGCTGCCCCTTCTGTCTCAATCTTTCTTAATGATCTTAAAACAACTTCACTTGTTAATTTACCTTCAGCAGCTAATTCTTTAAGTTTTCCAATAGGAACATTGAGTTCATCTGCTATTGGCTGCAATAGTGTGGGTATTTGTTCAGATATACTCCTAAACTCATCACCTGCAAGCCTTCCTGATCCTAAAGCCTGTGCTAACTGTCTGAATGCGTTTGATGCCTCTATGGTTGATGCACCAGCCAATTTAGCAGCCGTATTAAATCCAAAGAATGTACTTTTTATATCTTCTACACCAACACCCAAAGGAGCTAATCTTGCTGTTATATCTGTAATTCCTTCAAGTGCTTCAGTTGCACTTAGTCCAAAAGCTTTCTGTGCATCAGCGGCAATCTGTTGTGATTTTGCAAAAGTTCCAGATGCTTTTGTAAGCAAACCAAGTCTTACATTTAATTTTTCAAAGTTTGCAGAGGTACTAACTGCCTGTTTTGCTAATAAACCAATACCAATACCAGCAATAGCTGTTCTTAGACCACCAAAGGCAGACTGTAGTTTTTGTGTTTTTGCTTGAACTCCAGTTAATGCTCTATTTGCACTTGTCGCATCAACTTTGAGTCTAACTACTGCCTCTGCCACAGATAAAAAAGCCTTTATTATATATTACCTTGAATTGTGTTTTTGTCGTTGTATCTCTCTTTTTTCTTCTTCATGCTTTATTTCATAATAACCAGCCCAATATATAAGCTCTACCTCAGTCATTGATTTTCTGAGTTCTTCTAAAGTCTTTCCAAGTTCTGTTGCTAGGAATAACTCAAATCTAAGCCAGTTATCCCCTTTTATTCTTTTTTTGCTGTATCTATATCAAGAGTTATATCATGCAAAAATAATTCAATCTCATTTAATATCTTTTCTGGTAGATCTCTTTGTAAATTAGGTGCATCAGCCATGCTGAAAGCTTTTGTACCATCTTCTAACTCTGCCATTTGACAAAGTAATTGAGTTGAAACAGTGAGTGCCTCATCAGACCCTGCAAGCTGTTGTGCCTTCACTCGATCAAACCTTGTAATAGGTTTAAAATAGAGACTAACAGTCACATTTCCTTTTGAATCTTTAATATCAAATTTGCGTCTTGAAGTCATTTCATCTTTAAATGACTCTGCAATTAAATCAACAGTTCTTTTGTTTGGCATAAATAAGTGCGAAGTATTTTTAATTTACTATATATCTGAAGTTATTGCACCTGTTGTCTGGAAAGTAATGTTGATAAGCTGTATCTCACCAAGTGTTGCTCCATATTCTGCGTTTGTAATAATTCCAGAAAAGCCAAACTTTTTAGCACTTGCTTGACTATCTGGGAACAATTCAAACAATGCGTCACCAGCATCACCAGTTGTAAGTATATCTTCAACAAATGCAAGATAATCTGAGTTTCCAGCATTATCATAAATAAGTTCTGCTGAACCCTCACCAGATATAAGGCCACCAACAAAAGTTTTTGCTGTGTTGCCCATAATTGTGGTTTCCTGAGTATCTTTAGTTATAGATAAAGACCAGTTTCTAAGACCTGATATATCAGCTTCTGTTCCAGCAGCATTATGGAACATTATTTTACCGACATCACCTTTTACAGC